AACAAGAAGGGTAAGAAATGTTTCACGTGAAACATTCTGCGAAAGGGGATTACAGATGGAAATAGATTTAAAGGAAACGATGGAAATGGAAGATCAGGAAACAGGCTATGGGGAACTGCATCTTCATTTAGACGGTGCCATTACACCCCGGATCGCCAAAAAGCTGGCGGCACTTCAGGGGATAGAACTGCCATATGAGGGAGAGCAGTTAAACAATGCATTGTCTGTAGGGGAAGACTGCCAGAGCTTAAATGAATTTTTGCAGTGTTTTGATCTGCCGTTGAAACTTTTGCAGACAAAGGAAGGTATTAGTGAGGCGATATATCTGGTACAGGAAGAGTTAAAGGCAGAAGGCCTTTCCTACGCAGAACTGCGTTTTGCACCTCAGCTGCACTGTCAGGGTGGATTATCTCAGGCACAGGTCATAGAAGCGGCTCTGGACGGTCTTAAACGCTCCACACTGCCATGTAATCTGATCCTTTGCTGTATGCGTGGCAATGGAAATGAAAGGGCAAACGAAGAAACCATGGAGCTGACCGGGGAGTATGTAAAGAAGCGTATTCTGGCAGACGGAAGGAAAGGTTATGGTGTGGCAGCCATGGACTTAGCGGGAGCAGAGGCTCTTTATCCTACTTATAAATATAAAGAGCTGTTTAAGAAGGCTGCTGACAGGAACATTCCATTTACCATCCATGCAGGTGAGGCCGGCGGAGCAGCAGAGGTAGCCTGTGCCATTGAAATGGGTGCAGCAAGGATCGGACATGGAGTGAGAAGCTATGAGGATCCGGCTGTTGTGCGCATGATCCGTGAAAAGGGCATTTTCTTGGAAATGTGTCCAACCAGCAACCGGATTACCAAGGCGATCCCGGATATGAAAGTTTATCCTTTAAGAGAATATTTAAGCCAGGGGATCAGGGTAGCTGTGTGCACCGATGATATGGCCATTTGCCGTACAGAGCTTAAGAAGGAGTTTGAATATCTTAAGAAACTGGTTGGGCTGACAGAAGAAGAAAAAGTGCAGATTCTTAAGAATACAAAGGAGGGTGCTTTTTTATAACTTGGAGTTATATATTTAATAAGCATTTTCGTATAGGTTTAATATGTAATTGTTTCTTGACTTTAGCAAATTAACTTGCTATACTTTTCCTAAAGTGCCTGCTTAATAAAGCAAGTATCCCCTGGGAAGCCGGTCCCCCCATAGAGCCGATATTCCAAAAAAATTTAATAAAAACCAAGGAGGGTATTCAAATGTCTTACGTTGATGAAATTTACGAGAGAGTAGTTGCACAGAATCCAGGTGAACCTGAATTCCACCAGGCCGTAAAAGAGGTTCTGGATTCTTTAAGACTGGTTATTGATGCAAATGAGGAGAAGTACCGCAAAGCTGGTATCCTGGAGCGTTTCACTGAGCCAGAACGTATTGTTTCTTTCCGCGTACCGTGGGTAGATGACAATGGAAAGGTTCAGGTAAACAAGGGTTACCGTGTACAGTTCAACAGTGCAATCGGACCGTACAAGGGCGGACTTCGTTTCCATCCATCTGTAAACCAGGGCATCTTAAAGTTCTTAGGTTTCGAGCAGACTTTGAAGAACTCTCTGACTGGTCTTCCTATGGGCGGTGGCAAAGGCGGTTCCAACTTTGATCCTAAGGGCAAATCTGACCGCGAAGTTATGGCATTCTGCCAGAGCTTTATGACAGAGCTGTACCGTCACATTGGAAAGGATACAGACGTTCCAGCAGGTGATATTGGTGTAGGCGGCAGAGAGATCGGCTACCTGTTTGGCCAGTACAAGAGAATGACTGGTTTATATGAAGGCGTTTTAACTGGTAAGGGCTTAACCTTCGGTGGTTCTTTAGCAAGAACCCAGGCAACAGGATATGGCCTTGTATACATGTTAGACGAGATGTTAAAGCACAACGGCAAGGAGATCGCAGGAAAGACTGTTCTGGTTTCCGGTTCCGGTAATGTTGCTATCTACGCAGTTGAGAAGGCTCAGCAGTATGGTGCAAAGGTTGTAGCAATGAGCGATTCCAACGGCTATATCTACGATGCAGACGGCATCAAGTTAGATGTTGTTAAGGAGATCAAGGAAGTACGCAGAGGACGTATCAAAGAGTACGCAGATGCTGTTCCTACCGCTGTTTATACAGAAGGCAAGGGCATCTGGACCATTCCTTGCGATATCGCACTTCCATGCGCAACCCAGAACGAGCTGAACTTAGATGATGCTAAGGCTCTTTTAGCAAATGGCTGCTTCGCAGTTGCTGAAGGTGCTAACATGCCTTCCACAAGAGAAGCTACTGACCTGTTCGTTGAGAAGAAGATCTTGTTCATGCCTGGTAAGGCAGCTAACGCTGGTGGCGTTGCTACTTCCGGTCTGGAGCAGAGCCAGAACTCCTTAAGACTGTCCTGGACCTTTGAAGAAGTTGATGAGAGACTGCACAAGATCATGATCGACATCTTCGCAAAGGCAGCAGATGCAGCTGAAAGATACGGAGTACCTGGAAACTATGTAGCAGGTGCAAATATTGCCGGATTTGAGAAGGTAGTAGAAGCTATGTTAGCACAGGGTGTGTGCTAATCTATAAAAACGAACCCCGGAAATACGATGTTTCCGGGGTTTTATTGTGCGTATTTTTACAGTAAGTGTTCGTAAGTTTGAGTAAAAATTTGATAGTAATATACTGGCAATATACTTATAATATACACGCAAGATACAAACGATTTTGCATAATATACGCATAATATACTTGGTTTTTTGACACTGTTTTAGAATATTTATACAGTAAAAGGGAGGCATGACCTCCCTTAAATTTTGTTGACTTCATCAATAAGCTGTTGTGTGGTTTTATGTGTATACACTCCCTTTGTGACATTGTTTCTCATGCTGTGACCCATTATGAGTTTGATGCAAACCTCATTCGCTCCGGCATCATCCATGAGAGATGCGAACGTGTGCCGGCCATCATGGGGAAGATGTTTCATGTTGAGCTTATTCATAACTGTATTGAAATTCGCACTAACATAGGAACCGTATGTGTAGTGATTTCCATATTTGTTGTTTACCAGAAATCTACGGTTGGCATCGTACCGGTTCTTCACGAGAGGCAGAATTTTGTCTGCAATAGGAATAACTCTGTCTGTTCCGGCTTCTGTTTTCATTCCTCCGATCATATATTGTTCGTTCAGATGCACATTATCCGTGGTTATCTCTAACAGTTCGGTAGGACGAAGACCAGTATAGATTGTAATGAGGATGAGGTCAACATTGTTTACCACATACAGCTTGCTCCACAAGGTTGCAATCTCCTCATTCGTGTATCTACTATGAATCTGTTCTTCCGGGTTTACCCATGAGTAAACAAAAAACTGCGACAGATCCTTTTCTATATAGTTATTCATCATGGCGTACTTGTACAGATTATTGAGAACAGTTCGGATATTAGAGACGGTGGAATTTGATTTACAGGTCCATTTGTTGATACATTCCTGGACTTCATCAGTCCGCAGAGCATTAAATTTCTTGTGGTGCAGATCGGACAAATGATTAAAGGCAATCTCATAGTTTCTCCATGTGTTTGAAGATATTTTGTCCGGCAGAGCTTTCCTATAATTCTTCCACTTCCCATACATCTCTGCAAATGTGGGAGTCTCGGCATATCTGATGTGTTCCGCAACGACATCCGCATTATTCAATTCAGATAAGTAAGAGTAGGCGTGCTCCTGTTTGGCAAAATATTCAAGGTACTTAAATGTCTGACGGTAGGAGATGGAATACTCATATCCCTCTTCCTGCATAAGATCCTCAGCGAATGACAACACTGGTTCCGATGAGATGGCAGACCAAACCTGTTTTCTCCATTGCCATTTGAAATTGTATCGGACAAAATCTCTCAGAATGTTTGACGGCGGTTCTTTCGGAGCATCAATTTCTACAAATTCAGAAATTTCAGAAGTTCGGACGGCATAAGGCTTACGCCTCTTGCCTTTTAGTTTGATTACACTACCGTAACCGTTTGGCAGACGCATAATATCATCCTCCTTTTTCCTAAAAATGGGCGTAAAAATGCCCGGTATATTGTTTTTCTACCGGGAAGATGATATAATGCAAGGTGTTCAGACGAGCATACATCGGCTTTCCGGTGTGTGTTTATAGATACCGCCTCTGCTACCAACAGAGACGGTTTTCTATTTTAGTATTTCTGTCGGTTTTCAACGACTCTGCCAATGATTCTCACTGGCTTATTCTCGATTTCCTCATTTGAATAGAACATAGCCTCATAGGTCTGATTAAAAGGAATGAGTCTGATTCCACTAGGGAACTTTGCCAACTTTTTGCAAGTGGCACTGTCTCCATTGACTAACACAATGACAAGATCTCCTGATTCTGCATAGTTCTGTTTGCGGACAATCACAACATCCCCATTGCAGATACGAGGTTCCATCGAATCTCCCTTTATTTTTAGAGCGAAGAAATCTCCGGTATGAGCCAATTCCTCTGATATTTCCTCATAATCTATAACATCCTCAATGGCTTCAATAGGTATTCCGGCAGCCACATTACCAAGAACCGGTATGCGGATTGCTTTCTTAGCCATCCTCACTTTCTCAGGAGAAACAGATACTTTCATATTATCATCTAATTGATTAAAAAGTTCGTCGAAACTCATAAACATTCCATTTGCCGCTTTCTTTATTGTTGCCATGGACGGAACAGGCGGTTCTCCTGTTTTCGGATTGAGATTATTTTCAAGCTGGGATATGTAACCTTTACTCAAACCACTAGCTTTCGCAAATCTATCCATACTCATGCTATTTTCTTCTCTATATGCCCTTATTATCTGCCCTAATGTCATACGAAAACCTCCTTTCGATGTTTAGTCCATTATACAATGCACTGTACAAAAAGTCAATTTTTTTGTAAAATGTGCTTGACAATAAATGTTTAGTCGGCTATACTCAAATTGTTCAGTCGAGCAAACATCGGACAAAGAAAGGAGGCGCAGTAATGGCGTATCGAATCAGAGAACTTAGAGAAAAGAAGAAACTTACCCAGGAACAGTTAGCTCAAATGTCTGGCGTAAGCAGAACAACCATAGTTCTGCTTGAAAACAACGAAGAGCATGAGGCTATGGTCGGTACTCTGAAATCGTTGGCGGCGGCTTTGAATGTCCCTGTCAGCAAACTTTTTACCCAAAAAGTTTAGTCGAGCAAACACGAAAAGGATAATCCACAACGAACTAAGGCACAGCAAAACGAACAGATTGAGGTAAGAAGCAATGAACAATGAGAGAGTGACACCAAAAAATGCAGCGAAAGAGTTGCAAATGGATGTGATTACGCTCCGTGAACTTATGAAAAGGGAGAAATTGCCTATTGGATATGCCATAAAGCGAGAGGGTAAATCCAAGTGGGGATTTTACATATATCGCCACCTTTTGGATCAGGAGAAAGAACGACTTGGTATAGGTTAAGCATCCGCAAGGATTGTTTAATAGATATTTTTTTAGGAAAGGAGACGCACCATGAGAAAAGGTATAGTTAAATGGTTCAACGCCGCAAAGGGCTATGGTTTCATTACAGGCGAAGATGGAGTTGACGTGTTCTGCCATTTCAGCGCATTGCAGATGGACGGTTACAAGACTCTCGTAGAGGGACAGCCCGTAGAATTTGATGTTGTTGACGGAACCAAGGGACCGCAGGCATCCAACGTAACAGTAATTCAGTAGCGGTTTATGGGGTAAGGCATTGCCGAACCCCATAAACAGAGAAAGGAAAATCCACCATGAAGATTTCAAAAATCACGATAAAGCAGCTCTTCGGGATTAAGGAATGGCAGGGGGACGGAAAGAACATTGAGCTTGTCGGAGA